GATAATCCACTGTAAATGCAGAGAATGCTTAAAATAATCAATCCGATGGAAAAATGGGAAATTTGTTTAAAAATTTTCATGGTGCCAAAACCGCCCCAATAATGGATATTCAGATCATACCCCTTATCCGCCAGAATTTTTTTACCGCCCTCCCACAAATCCATGTAACGGCAAGATCGAATATCTGTCGCGCCATAAACAAAAAAATCATGGACGCCCAAATCAATCAGTTCCTTTAAAAATCCCAAATAAACCTTCAAGGGAAAACAAGCATACTCCGGCGCATTGGCCTCGCCCCAGCGTAACATCCGGTCATTGATTTCCGGCAAATCAATAAACTTTTTGCCAAAATAATTAAACATGACCCGAGTGGCAATATGATGATTCAAGCCGTGATATGATGCGTATTTCATAATTATTTCAAGACATCAATAAATGCTTCGATTCGAGTGGCTAAACCGGCCTCGCCGCTGGCTTCATCAATCGAGATGGTGGTGACCGGCTTAAATTTTCTAATATCTTTTAAGACATAGGTTTCCATCAGAAAATCCGGTCCGCAGTTAACGGCGTCAAATAAATTATACCTTTAACACTTTTATCTTGAGCCACAGCGGCCAAGGCCAAACGCTCTTCATTGGTCAGATACCAGTGGTTATGAATCTGCAAAGTTAATATCTCTGCTGCTGCCACTTTTTCTGCCTCAGTAATCATCTCCATCGTTCTAATGCCAAACCCATGCTTAATCATTTTTTCGACAATATTCAAACTGACTTGAAAATCATTCGTTAAATAAGGATGACCGATAATCGCCATTTTATCTTGACTAGAATTATTGATAGACAGTGAATCAATTATTTCGATCGGCATTAATTGTTCCGACTGCATTCTCAAAATAAATTGGATTGCCATCATCACCATCGCAGATCAATCGTATTGAATTTGGGGCAACAACATGACCGTCGTTGCCGGGTACATACGAAAACACAACCGTGCCGGTTCCGGCACACAGTTCCTGAATATCATAACCAAGTGTTCTGGCTCTATTCTCAACGTTCCTTCGCTCGGTAGCCGTCAGAAGATTGAACTCCCCACACCAGCGATTGACAAGCCATAATGCCTTCTCAAGAGCATGCAGATACAGTTCCAGTACAAAAACACCAAGGTCGTTAGCACATCCAAAGACCCATGACGGGAACAATGATGTCGCAAGCGATTGCGCGGCCGCAATCAACGAGTCATAACTTAAATCAGTTATGTTAAACTTGAAGCTGGTTGCCATACGTAATCCTCTTGATTTCCCTGATAGATATAATTGATCGTGACGTTGATATCGCTTTCACTATCACCTTGAGCAAACGACATACCCGACAACAAGATCGATGGAATGTATTTTGCCATCTTCTGCGTTACCGCAACTGCGAACAGCGTTCGCTCGGGACTTTGGCCTGAATACATAAGTTCCTGTTCAAGCCCCATCACACTAACACCATAGTCCGAATAGAATATGCGCGTGCCCGGTTGCGTGTTGAACAACATCGCAAGCTGCGAACCCACACCATCGTCTGTTGCAGCCATTCCCGTAGGGCCAATATTAAACGGATACGCAAGAATCATGATATTTTTCCCGACACAGTTGAAGGCAATGCCGAAACAATCGATGCCTTTAACGCAGTTCCACCATCCATAGCAACTGGCACACCACCCTGAATTGCAGAGACGATGCTATTGACGGCATCGGTCACATTGGTCACTCCATTCGCCGTGATCTCTCCAATCAGAGCTGAACAAATTGCCGAGATCAAGTTGTTCACATCGGTTCGCATCTCCGCAATCTTATTAGTCGGAACACCCGCTGCAATCAGATTCAGTTTGATGCCATTGTCAAAAAAAGTCGTAAGCGCAGTATTCGTCGGTCGAGTCGCATCCAATGCCATCATTCACCTACAATGTTCGAAACAAAATCGTTGCTCTGTTCCATGCCAGTATTCGCCAGCTCAACAACGTTGGGAAGAATCGGAGCCGGCACTCCCAGATTCCCCATAACAAAAGCCGCAGCATTATTCAATATCCAATCCAGTGTCGGTTTCAACACCACATACTGACCATTTATTTTCACACCAATCTTATCGGTCGTGATGGCATTACCAAAACAATCTTTCCAGGACATTCCGGACTTTGACCATGACTGACTATTGCCGACTTTGCTGTCAGTTATAATTACATTCTCAGAGCCAACAGTTCGATCGATTACAATAGATGTTCCGTCTACATGAACAAGCTTAAACACATTCGCATTAACGGTGTCATCGAAACTCATCTTCCAGTTCTCGGTAAAGAACAATCGCACATACGGATAATTTGTCAACGCCTCTGCAGGAACTTTGCCTTCGAGAAAACAAAATCCATCCCAAACCAAATACGCTTCATGTTCACGTTCATCGTGCATTTTCTGTCCAACGATCCAGACACCAAGACAGTCGCCATATTTCGTCAACCACTCCCGGGTCGGCATTTCGAATGCACCGAAACGCATCTTCGGCATCGCCCACCGCAGCTCACGCTTATACCAAACCCTGAGCCAACCGATTTTCTCGGTGTCGTCTTCAAATTCAGTGACCGCGATTTTTGCCAGATACATAGGTGTTGTAGGATGTTATTTAAAGCGTTTTTAAACCGTCCTATTTACTTTGTAGAACGTTAAAACATATCGTTTGATATATTGAATATATGGAGACAAAAAAAACATTACAAGGTCAATTTCACCTTTTGTGTGTACTTGCTCCCATCGATCGAATGCGTTACAGTCGTCGCAAACCATTTGATGTTGTCGCTTGAACTATACTTACCACCAAGATTCTCGATCAGATAAACCATTCGCGGCCTGATGTTGGTGTTGCCTTCAATCAGCGATGCCGTCATCACGATACCGGCACTGTTACTCTTTTTATACGCCCGGTTCAAAGCGCTTTGGACATTTACCCTGGCTCTGACGGGATCCTTTACATCACCCTTCGTAACCGGCACATCCGACGGCGTGGTTTTCTTGCCAGCCGGCTTTACCGCAATCACATACGTGACATATTTTTTAACCGAATCCCAGTTAAACGAACCATCGAACATCCCCAGCGCCTGACTCATAAGATTGGTCTGGGCAATGCCGGTATTACTGTCCTCATCCTTCTTAATCAAATCCGTATTAATTGTGAACGAATCAAAGAACTCATCGAACGTCATCGGCACGGTTCCACCATTTTGAAGAACCTCATTCACCATCTCGTCGTCACCAGTAAAGGCATCAGCAGGAACTTCAATCAAAGGTTCATCAGCTTGGATGTCAGGGTTGTCGTCAATCTCAGCACTCATCAACATCTTACCAGTAGCAGCCGTTGGATCTTGGTCGACAATGATGTCCGTGTTTTCCATCGGATACATAAGTCCAATAGCTGAAGTCTTCGCCATCAAATCAGCTTCCGGTACGAAGAAAAGAACCGGTGCGTTGTCTACGGTCTGAACATAAACAACACAATCACATCCATTGAACTTGGAGTTGTATTGCCTGTTGTCGCCATGAGCTAATCGTTTCAGAAACTTCCAGTCCGATTCGCCTTGATTCTGTTGTATCACCTCTCCCTTGCCGTTGGATACAGCTCCAATATATTTTTCCGGTATCTTAACCACGATACTGGAAATCGACTGATCGTCAAGGTAGGGTTGACAAATCTTCTTCACGATATCGGCACGCGTCATCGGTTTTGCATTTATCCCTGCACCGAATGTTCGTGGCATCGACGGCTTGTTCTTTGTCAAAAGCCATCCCGGATCATAGACAACAACATTAAGCGACGGCCTACCATCTGCAGGAAAGTGCGGTAACAACTTTCCAATCACACCGTAAAACATTTCATTGGAATCATTCAAGAACGTGGTGCCATCAACGTATCCAAACCAATACGAGACCCCGTCGCCCTGCGAAAGTCCGTCCATAAATCGCATGACACTCTGAGCATCCGTGCTAACCAAATTAAACGTCAACTTATCAAGCGACTCACTGTTTTCCTCAAACTCAACGTGGCCAGCAACATTATCGGTTATATCAATCCACTTGTCGTTCTTGTCTTGAATCTCTATTCTAAACCATGCACTTCTTACACTGCTCAAGGTTGGTTCCTTATCAGTGTCATCGGATTTTCAAGCGGTATCAAAATCGTTTCTCCAACTTGCCATGACCCCGGATCTCGCAACTGATTCAAGTCGGCAATCACACACCAATACCGCGCATTCCCCCAAAGCTGTTGAGCCACACATTCAAGCGGATGCTGAAACTGTAAGGTATTGACATCATCGTACGTGAGCGTGTACGGAACCGTTTTCGACGACACCAATGGCAATCGAATTCCAGGATACTGAGTTCCGTCGTCAGCAGTCAGCGTATCAACAGGCAATATATTCACAATCAAACTCCACTCTTAATCGTTGACAAACCCGTCGTAATCGATGAACCGAGAACAGCCAAGACCCGGCGTTCGGCATCTGCAACATCTGCCATCCATCCATCTTCAATAACGACCAACTTTATTTTGGTGAACATGCGCTGTGGAATCAGTGCCCGATTGAACAGACCCTGACGCACAGGTGCACTGACGAGCTTGCATTTAGCCCACTTGAGTCCATAAACAAAATAGCAGTCAGGCGGTTGTGTAAATCGACGCATTGTCCGATTTGGAACCAAAGTCTGCAGCGACACCCCATTCTTAATCGCAGACGAAACCGAAAACGATTGCGGCAACTTAAAGGTTTCCAGTACCGCTATCACATCAAGAACTCCATAAGCTCGCACCGCATTCGCACTCCCGGAGGCCGGTGTCGAATCTGCCATCACATCAAACTCAATCGTTGACTCGCCATTATTCACATACTGCAGAATCGGTCTATCCCATCCAGCAGGAGAAAGCGAATCATACTTCACCGACTTGTCGGTACTGATTTCATGCGGATTGAATTGAAAACGGAAGAACAAACCCGCATCCGGATTCGCAAGCATACCTCGAATCGACATCGCCGTTGTAGGCATTAGTGCTTTTCCTTTTCTGCCAACTGTTTCGTGATTTCGTCAACGATCTTAGACGCAATTTCTTTCGGATCTCCATTCTGAGAAATAATCGTGATACCACCTGCGAAATGATACTTACCATCACCGTCGCGTTTAGCATGAGATGCAAGCATATTCGCATACGTCCGGAGAGATTCGCCAGAGCCAACCTCCTTACTGACAGAATAGGTCTTTCCACCACTCGTGGTGACGTTATCAGAATGCGCGACTGTGTTTCCACCTTCCCACTTACCGACGCGATCGAAATCTTTTCCGGTAATACTTTGCAGATTACTTATCTGGGTGGGATTCCATTTTCCAGTGACAAGATACTCTATCCATTGACTCGGACTAAATAGAGCTGCAAGATTGTTGACGATGAGATCAATAACACCAAGGACAGAACTCAATCCTCTTTTGAATGCATGCACAATATCATCCCAGTTCGTAGCAAGAGTATAAATAAGAGCTATAACCGCAGATACAATCAAGATAATTGGATTTGCATCCGCAGCAAGATTAAACAACCATTGCGCTGCAGTAGCAGCCTCGGTGGCAACCTTTAACGATATCCATAGCCCAGCAAGGAATCCTAGAACCTGACCTATCCCACGCAGGTTGTCGGTTCCGCTTGGGAGAATATCAAAAAACCATCCAATCAATTTCATAAACGGTTTTGCTGCCGTCAGAGCAACATTAAAAGCATCACCAGCACCTTCCATAAAACCACCGAAAAACGCACCGGCCCTGATCTTTACCTCTTCGATAAAGACCAGAAACGGTATCAAGTGGTTCTGCATATTCGACCGTGCCTCTTCCTCTGAATCAGAGGTCAGGCCGGCGAATCTCAACACCGCATCAAACATTTTTCCTACCGCACCGGTGATACCACCAACAATACCGCCAAAGAATTTCCATGTCGCTTCCCAACCCGCACGACTTCTGGCAAAACTCTCGTCTAATCGAGTAATAAACGCACCAATACCCTTCAACGAACCCATGAACGGTCCCTCAAGCGTTGCACCAAGACTTCGCTTAAAAGAATCCCAACGATTCTGCATGTTCGAGATCTGACCAGGGAGCGAATTCAAGTTGATCAGATTCATCGTGCTCACCTTACCCTGTGTCTTTTCAGGTGTAAAGTTCGCGGCATCAGAAAGCATCTGAGCAAGGTCTTTTGCAGACGACAACCGAACCAATAACCCGGCACTATAACCACCGACCAATCTACTCATATCACCATAAGGAATGCCCTGCAACTTCTTCATGACGTTGAAAAATCCATGCGTCTTGATATCAAGATCGGAGAACGTCAATCCGTATTGCTGTAACATTTTAGTATGGTATGGAAGGTTCTGAGACAACATCTGGAACAACATCCGCAATCTCGTCGCACCCTCAGCGCCATAATACAAATCGGTTCTGCCAAGGATTGACAACAACTCATTGAACGGAACCTTCATTGTCGATGCTTCCGTGCCCACCAACTTCAATTCCTCGGTGATTCTATTGGCCCGGATACTGGTTCGGTTCAATGCCATTGCCATCTGGTCAAACATTTGCGTAGTCTCACTGATAGGACGACCATATTGTGCAACCAATCTGAGGATGGACACACCGTTCTCTCTAACCTCTGATTGTGTTGCTTGCGAATAATTGATAACGGACTGTGTAAATCCTTTCACCTTGTCCGCAGACATCGGCAACGTTGTCGTCAAATCATAGGCAGCATCAACAATCTTTTGCATACTCACAACACCATGAGTAGACATTTCATTGAATTGGTGCAAAATCATAGACATTTCTTCGTTGGTATAACCGGTTCCAGCCTGCACATTCTTCGCCGCATACTCAACGTTCTTTGTCGTCTCAAGGATCTCGGAGATACCTCGCTTTATCATGTATATACCACCTAGAACAGTGATATACGGAAACAATCGCACCACGCCAGCCCGGAAGTCAACCAGATGCTGACGATGGTGTTCAAGCGTATTACCAAAATTATGGACCGCATTGGTGGTTCGATTAGCATTATGCTCAGTCGTTAAAAAATCACGACCCATTTTGTCAACAGCAGAACCGGTTGTCTTTGAATTCTTAGTCAGATTCTCAGCTAAATTGATTAACTTCTCCAACGCCGAATTGATCTTGTTGGCATTGACCGAAGCACCATCAGCAATATTGATTGCCAGTCCCAGATTCAAACCATCCATAACTTATCCTAAGCTACTACCCTAATCCGTTACAATGTGCGATCGTTTCAAGGAGCACTCGTCTCCAATCGTTTTCATTTTCCATGTCCTTGACAATTCGTTCAAACATCTTTATCCGTCTCGGGCGAGTCATCATCGTTATCTCTTTTTCAGTAAATCCGGTATGCGTTGCAATCACATACTCCTGTTCATCCAACGCATACTCGAAGTCATCGTGAAACAGTAACGCTGCTAACTCACCAAGGGAAAAAAAGACGCGTAATCCAATGCAGTCTTTATCGTTGTCTGACACTCCCCGCATTGTGTTTCAACCAACATATCAATTTGAGGCAACCCATTCATCGCATCTCGGACCAGTATACGGTCGTCGGCAATCAGTCCACCTCGATCGGCGAAGATCATGTTTCCCGCTATCATCGACTCGAACATATCCTGTGGAATCTGGAATCCATCTTCAAGTGTTTTGAAACTTGTGAGATTGTCGTTTACAAGCTTCACCTGAAAATCAAGAATTCGGGTCGGTGAATACGTCTTCTCATTCCGAAGCGCATCGCCGATCGTAGGAATCTTAAAGGTCATGACCTTGAATACCTTATCTTCCCAGCCCAACTCTTTTTGTCCAGCAAGTTTTTTATCAATTCGTCTTTGCCATCCTCGATTCAAAGTGACTGTCAACGAACCAATAACGCCTTTGTTGTCCGGTATTTTCAGGGATTCAAGGTCAATATCTACGAAGTTTGTTGAATTACAACGACCGCATCGGCACTGTTGGCGCTTTAAGACCGATCCAAACGTTTCCGCGTGCCCTGCAACCAATATGGCTGCCGCATCCGGTAACGGAATATGCTTTACAATTTCAGGAATCTTTTTACCAGAGGATTCCTCGAATTCATAAGAAACATTTTTGCTGCCAAGCGTATTCAATAAACCCGACAGCACACTCGCCGTCCAGGTCTGGGGTTTCTCGTGACGCATGGCTTCATTATGAATAATTCTTTCCATAAAACCACCAACCAAGTTCACATCAAACGATGTGATGTCTTCGTCTTGGTAGGTAAATCCAATAGGCAACACCCTTTTCATAAACGCTCCTTGTATGTGTATGGTATGAGCATGCCGGTCAGCTCATGCCAACCGGCATCTCACTGTGATTACGAGATCGCTGTGTACGTTTCTTCCCAGTGATCAACGTGGGCTTGAATCTTTTGATCAGACTTCGCACTGTCGCCTTTGGCGTTGGTATCGAAATCCGTCAACGAATAATCAGGGAAGATCATCCCAGTAAAGGCGATGCTCAACACCTGCTTGCCATGTCGATGCTGAGTCAAGACACCATTGACCTTCTTGCCAGCAAGCGTATCGTCAAAAAATCCTGCGAAGGTTTTATCATCTGCAGAACCATCACGGGTACGGATCATTGTAACCTGTCCGCATTCCTCGATTCCATCGCTGAAATTGAGTTGCTGATTGGTTCCGGCGTCAACCGTAGTCATAACGCCAGTTTTCTTAGACATCCCCTGCAGCTTGTGAAATGCAGGAGCTACAAGTCCGGGCAAACTCAACGTCCACCCATTGACAGGAATTAAATCATTCATAAATCGTTCTCCTTTGTCTCACCGGTGAGACTAATTGTTTTCAGTTAAGTTTTTTAGGTCGCTTCGGGCGCTGGTGCAGTCGTGGGAACTGGTTCATTTGCACTTACTGTAAGAGCATCCCGGGTCTGGAAGATATTGATGGTTCCGGACTCGATCGCTTCCACAGGATGGAACGTAAAGTCAGCTTGCAACTCTCCATTGTCTTCCATCTGCACGGTGTTGTTTTCGTCATCGCATTTCACCTGGACGTTATTGTCATAACCACCGCGGTCATTGAACGCACCGTTTTTCCAGCAATCTTGCGCGAAGAACGTCAGGTCATCGAACACCTTTTTGCGCGTTTTCGTATTCGGCGGTTCCTGTTCAAGCCACATGAAGCTGTTCTGGAACGAAGAGATGAACCAGTTCGTCATCCTGCGGACGTGAATGGAATAATACTTCCGTAACGTCGAGAACGTGCGCGATGTCCGAACAATATTGCTCTTGCCCGGAATATACTGCACCGGATTGAATCCAGTTGCATTTAACGCTTTCAGCTCATCCGGTCCATAGATCGGGAATTCAAGCTGATAAACGTCAACCAATGCCGTGGTTTCGCCCGCAGGAGCAACCCACGGGAAACCACCACGATCGCGACATTTCCTGACCCAGCCAGCTCCAAGAGCATGACCCATCATCGGCACCTCAACGGTTCCGCCGTTGCCATCGTCAACCTCTCCCCACGACCGATAGCCAGCCATAAAGCTCTTCACTTTTAACAACGTCTCATACGTTGTTCCCAGCGTATCGACTCCCATACCATAAGGAGACGCAATCACACCGATGATCTTTGCCTGTCCCTCGATATAGGTCTGCAGCGAAGTCGCTGCATCAACACCATGAATATCGCAGTTCATAAGCGCAGACAAAGGCAGGCCATTGAACAATGGATAGTTGGTTTCATAACCACCGAGATCAATTGCAGCCACACCATCAGCACCAGTAGCCAACTGCGTCATCGCAGACGTTGCCGTTGGCAACGTTGCCGGAGTCGTGACCGTAACCGCAACGTAATACGAGTTTCCGTTGACGATCTGACTGACATTCGCATTCGAGAGATATAACCATTTCTCTACCAACTGCGGAGTCGAGTCATTCGGTCCCTGATAATACACAAACAGATCACGATGACCTGTGGGATCTGCGAGCGATGCCAAGATCGAAACCCACGTGTTGTTACCGTCTTTGCCGGGACTAAGATTTCCCTTAACCGCCGACTGGATCGTCCACGTTGTCGACACCAGCGTCGCCGTGACCGCATCGGAAGCAACAATCCTACTGCCGTAGAATTTCGCACCATATGCACCACAATTCTTGAACAAACCCCGACGAATATAACCGCCGAGATAGCTCGAATCCAAAGCTCCGAATACCTTTTGATCTTCCGTGGGGCTATACACCGGAACCGCCGCACCAACTGGGCCGCGGCGAGATGTAAACAATCCACCGAAAACAAAGATATCACTAGGGCTAACTTGAGGCGAATCAGCCGATTCACGCTCATTTACAGAAATTCCTATGCCACTCATAATGATTCTCCTTTATAGATTATTCAGGTTTCGCCGTGATCGAGATCGCACCGGCTTTGATAAGGTCTTTGCAGTGTTGACTCGTACACACAATTTCAGCAACATGCTCGACCGTGCCAAACGGCTTTAATATCAATGATTTCGGCTCGTTGTTTTCTTTGTAACAAATCGAAAGCAAAAAATTCTTATTATTTCTCAATACATTGTCAGTCACAAATCCTCCTAAGACTGAATCGAAATTTTAATTTCATCACCACCGTCGTCATCGTCTTCAACACCCTCAGTTGATTCAACCGTGAAATCGGTAACAGCTTTCACAGTCTTACCAGGCAACAACGACAACGGTACAATCACTTCATACGTAAATACATCCTCGAACACACCATCGGCAATAACGGGAGTCGGAACAATGCTCTGGATGAAGACATCGAACCTCTGATCGCTAATCGTAATCCAACGCTGACCTTCTTCATTTTTGAACGCCGTCAGTCCTAATCGCATCAACTCCAATGCATCATCGTATCTATTGCTACACATCGTTACCTGAAACAAGAACCGGCTTCGAATCGGCGGCGGCGTCAACGTGACCGTATGGTCTGTGGCGTTATACTGTTTCTGCCTTTCGACCCAAACAAATTCATCCGGAGTCGGCGCAATCGGTTGCACGACAATCTCAGGATAAACAGGTGCCGTCTTCTCTTTCGGTTGCGGATTAAAAAACTTCGCCTTTACCGGAACATTCGTCCGCACCATCGCGCCAGCGAATACATCCATAAACGATTGATTCACTGTGAGCATGTCGATGGGATTGCTCATACGAACACTTCCTCTTTAACCTCGGTCACAATCGATTGCAATACCGAACTCAACTTGGATTTCAGTTCCTGTAACGTCAACCGATACAGTGGTCGCGCCGGCATTCCCGTTTCAACGCTTCCATATTCATGGATAAGCGCAAGCAACGCCATATCGATTCCACCTTTATGCTGCTTTCCACCTTTTACACCCACGAACGCTTTGCCAACGGCGATATCATAGATCTTGATGTTTTGCATTAACTCGCCGGTCGCAATCAATATTCTTGAGTCAAGTCCATGACTCTCTTTCCACTGCCGATACCATTCATTCAACGGAGCCAATGGCAGATCCTGACTTTCAAGATGTTGCAACAACGCTTCATGGTATCTGGTCGCAATGCCAGTGACAACTCGTTGCTGCAGCGTCTTCACAAATTTTGGCATCGACGACATCACCCGCTTTGTCTTCGCCCAGTCACCAGTCATTGTCACGTCAAAACTATCCATTTAACGGCCTTCGCTTATGACATCCAAGAACCATTGCTATTGAAGACTCAAACATATCCGGCCTCGGCTTAACACTCGAAATTTCAAACTCAACGCCTCCGGAAACTATCAGAGCGCGTTCACGCTCGATCACAATCTTTTTCTTGTCCAGTTCCCACGTCGACAACACCACAATCAGATCCACATCCTCAACAACTCCAAGCTTATCCTTCACCTTGTCTTTTGGATTCGAATACGTGACGCCATACAGAGTCGTGTTCGATATAACCGAAGGATCTGTCGGAATCTCATTGCTGACTATTCCGAATGTGCTGTTGTCCTGAGCTTTTGGTTTCAAAAGTCGATAACCAACCGTAAGCTCCCAGTCATTCGACAGGAACTCGTAAAACTCTTTCTTCGTGCTTTTGAAATCCCACACATCCATTATGTTGTCACACCGATATATGGTTCTTTCGCGTCATCATTGAACTTGTTAATCAGTTTCCGTCCTTCTTCGTTATATCGTCCGAACAACGACGCAACTTCAAGCCCTTCAACCTGGAATCCGCGCTGGGCCAACATCTCCGGTGTCAAATCAACCAATGCATTTCCAAGGGCATGATTCATTACGTGCCTCCGGTTGTCAGGGATAAGATCGGCTTCAACAGGTATACCAAAACCAAAGAAGTCCCACGTGCAACCAGTCGCAAGAGCTGCGAAGAACTCGATTTCCTTTCGTTCCGGATAGACTCTGAAATCACCATAGTCGCGCTTATACTCATCACCGGGATATCGCCGATCGGTAATGTCTTCGAACCACTCGAAGTAATGATCACCCGGATAAATCTCATACGACTTGGTCGGCAAACACCGGATGGTTCGGTCGTCCTTCCACACGATTTTGAGCAAAAGGATATTCGCAGGTATCGGCACAATGTTCGTAGGAACAACAAAAGTCAAACTCGTCTTTACCCAGAACTGTCGCTTTCGTGCCAATGCATGAATACCATTGTAAACGTAACCATTCAAAATCGTACCGTCATCGTCAGCAAAATACTTTTCCAAGTTTCTCTTGCCAAGCAATCGTTTCAGTTCCGAAACCAATGTTGGGGGCGTATAGGTTTGGTCAGCCATATTATTGCGGATTCACCGGTCCAAAGTATTTATCAAATAAGGCAACGATCTTCATTACGGTATCGTCACCCAGTTCAGTTCGTATTCGCAACGCCAACTCTCTCAAATCAGCATTCCGTGTCACATACCATGACACCATTTCAGCAAAATGCTCCTTGACATTCTTCGTAGCTTGTTCGTCAATGTAGACACCCAGCGGTTTCGTCATCTTCCAGTTGCCGGCTTCAAAGATATTGCCACCGCCAACATTCTCCCACGCCAAGTCTGCAAACTCTTTAAAGAATTCCGGAGCACTGTAATGGATGCTGTGTCCGATTTCGTGAACAACCGTCCAGCCAAAGTCACCGCCTTCACTGCTCTTGGGGTCAATGAAAATCGATCGATGCTCAAGCGAATACACGGCCAATTCGTTTTCTGCCAGATCTTCACGGATGATATTGGTCAACTTCATATTCGACTTCATCTGCTCATACGGCATCACGTCCATGGTATCGGCCATGATGTTCATTTCGTCAAGCGCAAACTCATCGTCAACACTGATTCCATAGATGTCCTGCATATACTTGGCAGCATCAGCAGGATTAACAAAGGCACCAATCCGTTCCGCATTGAAATACGGTTCGGGTGCCGGCATCTTCTCGACTTCTGAGATGTAGTTTCTGATTCCGCGTTCATCCGGTTGCGTCGGTTTCAAGATCGACTGACCGGTTTCATATTCGCAGTAGCAACCACAGTTGATGACGTTGTTGGCGCTGGCCCCCGGATCGTGCGGCCTCATCATTTCCTCGCCATCTACCGTAAACCGTTCATTGAACTTTAACGTGGTTCCGGCCACTGCCTTATGCGATTTTCTTGCACTGGCACGAATCAGTTGATACCACGTCTTCAACACCTCGACACCAAACCGTTCTCGATATTCGTTGGCAAACTCATACTCACCAAAGTTGGCAGCATCCGCTACCTCGGTAATGGCGATCGTAGACGCATTGGACTTGTCACCAAGGACAGACTTGACTCGATTGACCATTGTCGATCGATCGTCTCCATTGGCATAACCACTGGCAAGACTTGACTGCAGACGTTTCTTTAGGTTCTCAGTAATCGTTTGCGTCTTGATCTTGAAATCTTTGCCGAACAAATACTCATGCGCTTTGCGATTAAATTGACTCCACTGGGCATCAAAATTCACGTTGAACTTAATGCTAAAAGGCGGGTTCGCGCCAACCTGTTTGTATTGGATCTTTGTGGGTATGGACGCAACACTGCGCTCCGCGTACGGGAACAAGGACGTATTTGAATCAATGCCCTTGCTCTTTTTCCGGAACACCTCGTAGCGCTTGTCCGTGGCCAGACTCAGGTCTTTGTAGACCTGCTCGGTGCCGCCTCGAAGCGCAGATGTTTTTGAATTTGCGATCATAAGACCCAGCGTCAATAAAAAAGGCAAGCCATTGACTACATCCCCATTGGTCAGATTCAAGTTCTTGATAACCTCGGGATCATATTCCTGTCTTGCCTTTATCGGAACATAGTTTATTTCAGCAACCTGTTTGTTCAAATACTGATAGACCTGGTCTCGTTCTTTAACTTCGTCTTTATCGGAGGGAACGTCCTCAATAATGTCGTCGGTTACGTCATCATACAAACCACCCAACGACTTTTCCAACTCAGCGACATCCGGCCTAAAATCATACGAGTGATGTACTGGCATTGGTTGTGTGTGCGCTATTCATGTGAATCTGCAGTTTACGTTTTGACGGAAACTTTAGTTCGCACTTTGTGCAGGGAAACTTTTTTGTATCAACAGATTCATCAGCCATGGCATCTGTTTCCGCTGCAGGGGATGTAGTATCAGCATTGACTACTGCATCAGTTGCCGCGGCATTTTCCAGAGGTTGTTCCGGTTGGACCGGAACATTGAGCGCAGATTCAATCGGAACAACAACGACCTGAGTATTTTCTGCTTCACCAATGTTCTCCTTGGATTGGGTTGAAACGGCTTTTGCTTTTTGATTTATCTCATGTTCTGCTTTTTTAAGATCTACACACTCCCAGCCGCGCTCGCCATGCATAGAAACAGCATGATGTGCGGATACAAGAACCGATTGGCCTGGTGCAACAAGTTGACCAAGGTGACGTGTTGCAATCGTGCCATTGTATCGTAATTCATGGTTATCCATTGCCAAACTCCTGTTCATGATGGAATAAAGAGGGTGACTAGGGCCATACAACCTAGCCACCCTTGGGGTTGCCTCGCGAGACACCTTCTTACGAAAGAACGGTAACCAGCGACATTTTTTCGTTAATAGGTGAACTCAAAGAATCTTCCTGATAGATGTAGTATTCATCGCCGCCGATAAGCTGGCCAGTCGTGCTACGAACAGGATACGGCCCTTTGAGAACGAGCGGTTCAAAGATTCGGAAGATGGTCGCATCCTTTTGAGACAACAAGATGTAAGCATCATCGAACACATCGGAACCGAAGTGCGGCAGACCGCCGGTGAAGCCATAATTTCCTTCACCAACGGCTGTCGGTGTCTGGAAACTTTTACGTTGACCCATCGCTTCATAGGCCTTTGCCTGCGTCATATAATTTGAGGTAACCTCAGAGGCAAGCAAGAACTCAGGTTTGTACCCGCGTTGTTGCCGTTGCAAGGCGTTTTTGTTTGTGACTGCGAAAAGAAGGCCATTCAAATATTCTTCCCATTTGGTGCCGGCAGGACAAGCAGTCAAATCAAAACGAGTTTCATTTGTTGCTTTATTGCCACTCACAACAATTGGTGTAGCATTCGGAACGACAACCACACTACCGTTAATATCAACAAACGTGATTGTCGCGTTTGGGCCATCAAGCACGTAGAACATATTACCGGTGGTGACCATTTCATATTCACCGATCGCAACACCGCCGACATTGACGCCAAATGGTTCACCTGTTGAAATCGATGCATTGGCTACAACTTGGAACGATGTTGTGGCGCCATTACCTACACCATTGAACGTAAACGGCAGCGAACCATACGATAATGCTGTATCACGCATATTGTTGAAAACCATCTTTTGGAGTGAACGTTTCAAGTCCAAAATCAGGTTGGAGATACCCTGACCGACACCGGTGATATTCGGCGTACGTTTCGACAATGTAGCGAATTCGTCTGAGAATACAGCAGAGAGCTTGCTCGATGTCGCATCAATGTCGAACCATTGTGTGATCAGTTTGCCCGTCGACATCGGCTGAAATTCGCCTTGTTTGATATCGGCGATACGTCGTTTTGAAGGATTATATGTTTTCTGTGTGGAGGCTAATCCATTTTCACGACGATAGAGCGTAATAGGCACTTGATCGCGCTTATGCTCCATCGGTCCAAACAAAGTCAAGCTCTCGACAAATACATCGGCATAAACTTCAGCCAACACGATACGAGAGATTGTATATGGTACCTGGAAATCCGCGGGCGTTTGCGTTGCATCAGCAAGAGCAACAATCTTCTCACGTTCTGCCATCAGTGCAGTTCCATGAATCGTGTCATAAATTCTAAGAATGCGTTTAACCACTTCAGATCGATTTTTACCAACGAGAACATCTTCTTTCTTGGAATTTATATATCCGTAACCGGAGATCTGGTCAACCAAGTATTCTACACCTTTGAGATGTTCCGGACCGACTGTAATATCCATGGTGGATATTCCCTTTCCACTGATACCTTCGCTACGTTTTCGTTCTTGGACTACTCCAAGATTCATTACCTTCATCAGCTCATTGACCGATGTGACGATTGCTTGTTCATCAACAAAATCACGCGATTTGAGCGTATCGGTAATCATTGTTTTCGCGTCATCGGCAACATCCAGTTTTGAGATCAAATCAGTTAAATATGTGGCAAGAGTTTTTGCCTTTGCATCTGCCGCTAGTTGTTGTTGCTGCTGCTCAACATAACCTTTGAGCAACGCCGAAGTGTCGGTGATTGCTTTTAATGCAGCTACACCAACCTTGCCATCAACAGGCGCAGTAGCTTGAGCAGCAACTGGAGCCACTCCAGGCGTAACCGATGGAGTAGCGGGAACCGCTGCGGATATAGAAGCAGGTGTGGGAATCGCCGTTGTGTCGTTGACAGGGAGCAACGATGCTTGCTGTGGCATTATCTTATCGACAATTGTCTTAAGATCGCTCGAAAGCGCAACAAGGTTTGCATTTTTTTTGGCCGCATCGATGGTTGTATCAGAGAGCAAGGTTTCGACGCCAGACTTCAATTGGTTGAACGAGTCAACGATTGCCTTCGGCATCTCTCCATTGTTCTTCGCCATCTGATTTTTGATGGTATCAACCAGAGATGTTACAGCCTCAACTAATTTTTGGTTTTGTTCAATCAAAACTTTCGGATCCATAATGTCCTCCATTTGGAAAGTGTCTTCGATACGTTTTGAGTTTAGGATCGTGTCAAGTTCGACCGTATCGAGAAGTCGAAGTCTTGTCCGCTCTCCAGCGGCGGCTGAATCGAGATAGCAAAAATCATATCCTAATATTTTTACAATCTTGTCGACGATGATGTAGTAATCGCCGTTATCATCTTCACGCACACTCTGCACACCAAGAGCACGTTGAGAAGCACCCAACTCAACGCCCTCGTCAAACAGTTGCTGGGTCTTTACGCCTTTTTCTGTTCCAAGCATTCTGATATTGACAACGGTTTCCCCTTTATCGTTGAGTTCAACGATCTCAGGAATGCCGGCGATGTCTTCCGGATTACCGCGAATGTCATCGCCCTTGCTGGGATCAGGGTGATTGATATACGAAGTCAGTTGCCATTTATTCTGCATCTGGTCTTGGACGGCATCGCGCTGAACCTGCATCGGAATAATTCTATTGTTACCATTGACAATGTTCGCAATCGAACCAATAGTTTGAAATCGATATTTCTGGTCAGTCAACTTCTCGACCCTGATCGGAACTACATCAGAGATCATCTGAATGGTCTTACCATTGAATTCCATCAACTTTTTTATTTTATCGCTTGGTAGGGTCATTCTGTCTGATCTCCTTAGCAATATTTTCTCTGGTCTGAGAAGTGGGTGTAAATACTATTGCTTTTACAAAGCCAGTGTTCGGCTGAATCAAAACCTCTTGGTCGCCTACATGCGTACCACCGTTTTCCGGTTTATGCCATCCACTATTTTCATTTCCCATGTAGGGTCCTGTTATCGTTAAGGTGATGCTGTGGAACCAGTTTATTGCGTTCCTGTTTCGATCATGTGCCTTTTGTTTACCAGCATCGATATAGTTGGGTGTGACCGAAACAAAAAAGCCGAATTAACCCCGACAACCGGTTAAGGTTCTCGAAGTCGATTCGGCTTTGTTCACAACTTATCGTTGTTGTTAACCACTCACTGCGTTACCAGCAACTAATTAACGATGGTCAAGATAATCTCCTATCATTTCATTGTCAAGTATATATTCACGTTTTCATTTTAGTTTGTTATTCTGAACTGCAACGACCTCAAGAATATTGACGAAGTCGCATGACAAATACAGACCATCCGGATGCGTATAATCCGATACCAGAAGAAGATGGACAAATGTAAAAGGTTGATACGTTTTCCTTTTGACAGTGTGTTCACCATACTTATCAGATGCAACATATCCATTGGGAACGGACACCGGCGATTCCAATATTTTCGTTACTTCATTCAGATGCGATGTTAATTTTGAGTAATCATATTTCGCGCCATCGAACCCAACGACACCGCAGGAAAGTTCATTCGACTCGCGCTTATTTGCAGTAACAGTGATTTCTACTTTCATAACAACCCATAATTGATAGGCGTGAATATTTTGGGATACGCCAAAAGTCTGTCGGTATTCATTCTTCTGCTATTCGTTTGTGTTTATTCTTAACAAGCTCTTTATACGCGTCTTTCATTTTATTATCAAGAAAGCTTGTATCAATGAGATCATTCCATCGAAGTATAGCCTTATCAAATTTATCGAATATGTTTCTTTGTTGTTTTTCATCCAATTTAATTATCTTGAAAGCTGTCGTAAAATCGTTTCTTCTAATGTTGCGTTTCTTTCCGTTAAGAGTAAGTGCAAGCTCTTCCTTATCTTCCGGGTTGACCAATGTAGTAGCCAACATATCATACGCTGGTGTAAGGATATACCCAATTCCTGGTCGATTGAAGAGCGAAAAGTTTTTCAAGTGCATATCGACATTCCCCGTAAGAAATGAGAAGAGCACTTGTTCAAAGAAATTCACCACGTCAAGGCCAGGATTAGATGAATATTTCAAAATAGCTTTGGCAATTTGTTCATAAGATCCATCGTACTTTTGTTCGGTCAAGCGTTCAGTAAGTTGACACATATCTTCCATGTGCAATTTACCTTTCTTAGTCCGATCAATACGTTTCGTGATGTATGCCAATGTACCGGATTGCATACGAATCAAACTATGCGGCACTGTGGGGATTTTAGACAATTCAGCAAGGTGCATAGTCAAATCTTCTACTTCCGGCATCTGAGGATATTTAGGTGTAGGTGGTTTTAAAATATAGTTGCCCCATAAACCTACGATTGTAAATCTTTCGGGTTCAATTTTTGTTCTTCCGTTAGCTATTTCCAAAGATAGTTTCGGCTGAACACCTGTAACAGTTGCTCGACTACGAACTGCTACTAAAGCCAAATCGTACATCTCCTTTTCCAAGTCAGGCAGTACGGGCGCAGCAGATGAATCAAATATTTTTTTACTGCAAGTCGGATGAAAATCCGTTTGTCCATCTTCTAAGAGTTGGTAGCAATATAAACAGCGGTTATTTTTCATCATATCCTTCTATAGCATTTACACTCACTGCACCGATACAATCTTTGCAACACACCAGTAGTAATCCCATCCGGTCTCTTTGATCGAGCTTCCAGTTTTTTTCAGCAACATTGAGCAACCAACCTTCAGGAATCAATCCATCAAAAAATGGGAATAATACATTGTTATGAAATTCCTCTTTTTGCAATGGCAATGTTTTGCTTATCGGTTCAGGATTTTCCGATTGCAGATACGCAGCATCATACACATAGTGATAACCATTTTCATCCTGCGTCAACAATCCTGCCGTTTTTTCGTATATTTTAATCTCAGCTTTTCTCATTTAAAGTGTGCTTCTATTTGATTTAACCGGTCCTAACTCATATCCGAAAAGTTTTAGAACTTGGTTTACTTTATCAAGACGAAGCGTAGTTTTTCCCTGCTCCATCTCGCGGACAAACCTCAAACCTACTCCAGCTTTTTCTGCTAATTCAGGTTGAGTAAGATTTGAAATCTTGCGCTTTGTTTTTATAAAATCCTGCAAATCTGATTTATTCATTATTTATACCCTTTAGGGTGTTTATAGCATCGTAACTTTCATATTATACCCTTTTGGGTGTAAATATGCAAGTAATATTTATAATATACCCTTTAGGGTGCAATATATTGTTTAATGACCACACTATATAATAAGTCCTTTGCTGTTCCATGCATTGTTTTTTCAGCAATATTCGGCTTATTCACGGAATAGCCGCACTTAATAAAGAGCGACGCTCCTTAAAAATCCCAGGTACTGTTGCAGTTAGTACAATGCGCTTGCGTTGCCTGTTCTTTTCTCGATAGCCCTGTGACCAATAGCGACGTGCCAAGCGTAAACAATCCACCCATCACCTTGCCGCCGCTGATACCATGTTTTCGTTTAACTGATTTCGTATGTACAGACCCTTTGGTCTGGCAATGAGGACAAATATAAGCGGGGTTCAGACTTCCCCACCTATAGTCATATTGTTTCGATACACCGGTTGTCGCTGTCAGCTTTCGATTTGCATTCACGATTCGATTGATAAACAATACAAAAATCGCGATAAGAACAAGAGCCAATATTCCTTCCATGACTACTCCCTGCATAAGTTTGTATGCCCTAACATATTATTTAGTTTCGGAATTAACAATCAACCTATAGTAATGGAATACAGGTTACAGCTCGTTCCTTGCCGTGGCAAAGACAACATTCACCTGCAGGAACCGTGCCTGTTTTAAGCCAGAACGCATAATCATCTTTATCTGCAGCTTCCAGCTCGCACAGATTCTGGCATTCCATACATTCAAGTAAGATCAGACCATGACGGTTTGCGTTTTTCACACGCCACTCCGCGTTCGTCAGGTTCTGCAGTCGCCGACTCTTCCGCTTATAGCTGGCAATCTGTTTTGCGTCGAACGCTTGAGTATTGAAAAACTTCTGCGTCGCCGCCGTTGCCTCTGCCTCGTACTTCTGTCGCCGTATGTTCTCAAGTTTCAGAAGACTCAGGTAGATATGATGTTCACGTTCGTGCTCGGACTCGCATTCCTCAAAATGCTTCTGCTCGTCGGGCATGAACATGTTCAAAACGTTTTCAAGCGCATATTCATATACCGGCAACCGATATATCTTGACAATTTTCTTTGCAACTTTCTTTGCCATATCATGCTCCTTTAGGAATAAATGATTGTGCGAACGCCCATTTTTCCTCCGTGAACTTAGCCCACCAGATCTTGCCGTTGTGGAAACTGAATCTGAATCCATGATCGCGCACAGCATCCAATACCTCATCAGAAGGTTTTGTCCCGAACAAGATTTCGATTCCGTTCTTCTCCTCGTTCTTACGAACCACAACACCTTCAACCACGACATCGGTTTCGACAACCGGATGTTCAGGCCGCACATAGAAACTCTTGTTGTCCACCGCGTCACCAACTCGCCTGATGATGTCGCGTTCAATTTCAGCTCCCGTTACCGCGTCAATCATTCGATAGTCATCATACCGAACATTGAGACCAAACTCCGATTTCGCAATCTCAACGTGTCGTTCAAATCCAACCCGTCGCTGTGCAAAGACATATTTCGAGCCGCCAAACACATCCGGAAACGGGCTGTCGCTGTATTCGTAGATGTCTTCCATGCCGTTGAAGTAACCTTCTTCATATTTGCTGACGATCACTTCAACCTCTACCTTGGTTGGACCATCATCCCAACTCACATCGATCGAGTTGCCACCGCTATACGATCGGGATTTAACCGAGAACTTCTGGCCCGGGAACGCATGCGCCAGTTCCTTCTTGATATTCCGCGACGCCAACACCCTGGACTTCTCACCGCCAGCCGTGGTTTCTAGATACGGATACTGTGCCGGCAACTGCTCGCGCAGCTCCTTCAGCTTCCGCTCTTCCTCGACCTTTTCTAACCTCGCCTTCTCCAATGCGGTTTCGGCAACGATGACTGCCTCAACAATCTCAGCTTCCGTCGCCACGTCCTCAAGGATTGTCCAATGCCGCACCACAGATTCCGGCAACATCTTGCAATAGAAGTGACCGAACACAATATCCAAAACGGCGCCGCCACCGGTTAGCATCACCCCGCCAAGAAGTGTTTTTACCGTTTCCGGATGCTGTTCGCCATGAACGGCCATAACGATTCCGGCATTTCCAGAACGGTCTCTTACGTGTTGCCCTCGCCCAATTTTTCCAGTATACATACCTCTCTCCTTATGCTGCTTTAGTTTTTATTTTCTGCAATTCCTGACTCCTTGGATCTTCCCAAGACCAACCACATTTGAGACAAGTTCTTATATCTTCAATGCGATGAACAAAACTATCGGTGCAATAACAACGCGGACACGCGATGTCATCACACATCTCATTGAATGCCTCATCATAATACTGGTCCATGATTTCGTCGTTTTCTACACATACGCCGCACAAATCAAATGATTCATTTTCGTAAGCACTAAAATGTTTTTCACATCGGTCACATCGGCAAACAATCTCAACAAAATCGCCGAGGCTGTTGCCGCATCCGTATGTATCACTCCGTATACGTCGCAGTTCCATTACCGTCCCTTTCTGGTTTCTTTGCAATCAGGATATTTTATACAACCGTAGAACTTTCCAAACTTGCCTTCACGTAGCACCATCCATTCGCCGCATCGACATTTAATAAGACCGTGATTAACTTGTTCGTTTATCGACAGCAGCCGCGTTTCAAGATTGTTACGCCATCCCTGCACTCGATACACCTTTGCATCGCTGCCGACACCTCGACTATGTTTGGTAGAGTAAATTACAAGACGAATTGCGTCTTCTCCGACACCTCTTGACATTCCTCCCAAGGTTACGGAGGAATACATCCGAATTTCGAGATCCGATTTATCGGTCACAGCCTTAACAAAGACCAATTCATGAGTCCCTGGAACGACGATTTGCTTAAAACTGCGAGCCTCCATAAACTCATTCATTTCCTCGATCGATATTCTCTGGTACGAGCTCATAGAAGTCCTCTTTCAGCGAATGATGTAAAAAATCCCCCCTCGCCAAAAATGATATGATCCTGCACAGGAATACCCAGTATCTTTCCGGATTCAACCAACTGTTTTGTGATCGATATATCCTCTTGGCTTGGTTCTAAATTTCCACTCGGATGATTGTGTGCAAACATAACGGCAGATCCACAGCACGTAATCGCAGCACGAAACGCCTCACGTGGATGCACTAATGATGAATTGACAATGCCAATACTTACCGTGTCAATCGCTACACATACCATTCTGGCGTTCATGACGAACACCATGAATTTCTCGGTCGGTGCCTCGTGGAATAGAAATCCATAATTACTCGCAAGGTCCGATGGCTGATTAATAGATTCTCGCTTAAATCCGCTCGGCATTCCCTCTACATCACGCAATCGCCATACCATCTCTTTCAAGCGATATGATTCATACGTGGGAACGACACACCTATGATACTCTTGCTTCCTCATCTGCTTTTCCTCTACTGTTTATTATATATGTTCATTATTTATTAAGTAATGTTATAATGAATAATGTAACTTGTGAGTGACCGTGGTGTCAATATTATGGCCTTTCTAAAAACTTGATTGTTTAATGGTATAGGTTATGAGATAAGAAGCCGCTATAAAACATTTGGGATCGATTGTTACCGCATTGGGAATGAATTGAGTGTTCATCTGGATTGTTTTTTTAGCTCTTCCATCTTGACCATTCCGTCTTCAATTGTTATGCCGTTGCCCCGACTCCCCACCTGAGTCGTAAAGAATTGAAAGTCCTTATCCGTCTCCGCTGCCTTGATGAACAAAGCATATGCATCATCGTCCAACTTTTCGATTCCATCAACGCATACGATCTTGAGCTTACCAGCCATTGCCTTGGCGATGCCGATAGCAATATCAAGCAGGCGCAATCTTACGAGCAGCAAGCTTGGCAGGCCCAGCAGGCCGGCGATCAGGCCACCGACGGCGCCACCCAGATGGTCGTTCAATTCCGTCATCGTGCCGACGGTGGAGCGCGAGGTTTTGACGGGATTGGTCTGGTCGATGGCGATGGCGGGCGGGATGCCGTCGATGCGGTCGGCTTTCGGCTTGTCCATGCGGTCGAGGAACTGGCGGGCGTAGGGCGAAAGCGTCTCGACGT